CACTCACCCAATGTTCAGCCAATACCGAAGCTCTGAGCGATGGGACGAGTTGAGCGCGTCAATCCCAGCGGATCAGGTGGACGGGCTGGTGATCGAGCGGGCAGTGGCGCAGATCGACAACGACCCGCGCGAGGCGCTGAGGTGGTTCTATGTCTATGGCGGGTCTCCGGCAAAAGCCGCGAAGTACATCAAGTGCAGCACTCACGGACTGGCCGAGCTGCTGCACCAGGGCCGCGATCTGTTGCAGAAGCGCACTAGCTCACGCAATGAGCTTGCACTAGCTCACCACATGAGCTAGTATCCGGCCCATACCGATAGCGAAGACGCGCCCGGACCGCCACAAGGGGATAACTGCCCCAGGCGAACGCACACAGCCACCCATGCGGTGGCTTTTTTCATTGGAGCCAGCGACCCGGAAACGGACTGGTTAGACGATGTACAGCCAAGCAATAGCCGATCAGGTGTGCGAGCTGCTGGCAGATGGCTTGAGTCTGCGCAAAGCAGCAGAGCGATCCGGCACAACGCATTCCGTGATCTTGGGATGGGTGAAGGACAACAAAGCCTTTTCCGACCAATACACCCGCGCGCGTGAGATCGGCTACCAGCTCTTGGCTGACGAGATAATCGAGATCAGCGACGACAGCAGGGGCGATACCTGGGTAGATGACGACGGCAACGAGCGCACTGATACAGAGCGGGTTGCCAGGTCAAAGCTTCGGATGGATTCGCGCAAGTGGATGCTTTCCAAGATGCTGCCGAAGCTGTATGGCGACAAGGTTGTGCATCAAGGCGATCCGGACGCGCCAGTTGTCCACAGGATTGAGCTAGTTGACCTCGACAGCGAGGATTAAGCTCCCGAAGGTTCTGCGGCCTGTATTTGCTGGGCGCGCAGACGTTCGCGGCGCCTATGGTGGGCGAGGGTCTGCAAAGACTCGCTCATTCGCCAAGATGATTGCCGTGCGCGGGTACATGTACGGCATGTCTGGCGTTACGGGGCAGCTAGTCTGCGGCCGGCAGTTCATGAACTCGCTAGAGGATTCCTCGCTAGAGGAGTGCAAGCGGGCGATTGAGGACGAGCCATTCCTCGCGGATTACTACGAGGTTGGTGACAAGTACATCAAGAGCAAAGACGGGCGTATCTGGTTTACGTTCGTCGGCCTTGACCGAAGCATTGCGTCCATCAAGTCGAAGGGCCGCATCCTCATCTTGTGGGTTGATGAGGCCGAGCCGGTCACTGATGAGGCATGGAATGTCGTAATCCCGACTCTGCGTGAGGAGGGAGAAGACTGGAATGCTGAGCTTTGGGTGACATGGAACCCGAAGCGCAAGACGGCGGCAGTTGAAATCCGCTTCAGGAATTCGAGTGATCCGCTCATCAAGGTTGTGCAATGCAACTGGAAAGACAACCCGAAGTTCCCGGAGAAGTTGGAGCGCGAACGGCTGCGTGACCTGGCAGAACGGCCAGACCAGTACGCGCATATCTGGGAAGGCGATTACATCAGCGTTATCTCTGGCGCCTACTTCGCGGCGGCGATCACTTCCGCAAAGGCTGAGGGCCGGATTGGCAAGGTAGCCGCTGACCCGCTGATGACGCTACGCGCGTTCTTTGACATCGGCGGGACCGGCGCAAAAGCTGATGCTGTTGCTATCTGGATAGCCCAGTTCATCGGGCGCGAGATTCGAGTGCTGGACTACTACGAAGCTGTTGGACAGCCGCTGGCGACCCACATCAACTGGCTACGGGCCAGCGGGTACGAGAAGGCCGGCGTTTGGCTTCCGCACGATGGGGACACGCAAGACAAGGTTCACGACGTGAGCTATGCAAGTGCTCTGCGTGATGCTGGCTTTGCTGTCACAGTGATTCCGAACCAAGGCAAGGGCGCTGCGATGGCTCGCATTGAGGAAGCCCGCAGGCTGTTCCCAAGCATGTGGTTCAACGAGGAAAAGTGCCAGCCTGGCCTAGATGCGCTTGGCTGGTATCACGAGAAGCGGGACGAGAAGCGCGGGATTGGCCTCGGACCTGAGCACGATTGGGCAAGCCACGGGGCAGACGCCTTTGGCTTGATGTGCGTGGCTCATCAGCCGCCGATGATGAAGCAAGCACCTTTGACCTACCAAAACAGGCGGACCGCATGAATAAGATGGACGATGACGAGCTGCTGCGCTTCCTAGAAGCTGAGCACGACTCCGCCTATCACTATTCAAGTTCGCAGATCGCCAAAGAGCGCGAACGGGCCATCCGCGATTACAACCGGATGCCCTACGGGACCGAGGTTGAGGGGCGCTCTAAGGTCATCACGTCGGATGTGTTTGATGCTGTTGAGGGAATGCTTCCTGATCTGCTCGATGTGTTCATCAGCAGTGACGAGGCGGTTGTCTTCGATCCTGTCGGACCTGAGGATGTGGAATCGGCGGAGGAAGTCACCAACGCCTGCAACCATGTCTTCTACAAGCAGAACAACGGGTTCTTGACGCTCTACACCGCAGCCAAGGACGGCCTGACGCTCAAAACGGGCGGCATCAAGTGGTGGTGGGATGTCAAGCGCACGCCGAAGTGGGAGACGTTCCGGGGCGTCTCTGAAATGCAGTTGGCGGTGTACCTGTCAACGCACCCGAAAGCCGAGCTGATCTCGAAAGAGGAAGACAACGGCGAGGATGAAGCGCAGGGTGAGCGCGAGGTAGAGGCGGAACAGGGCGCGCAGGAGACCGATGCGGAGTTTGGCGAGCAGACCCCGCCGAAGCTGTGGACTGTTCGCATCAAGACGATCGAGGATCGCGGCATCGTCAAGGTTGCGCCGATCCCGCCCGATGAATTGCTGATCAGCAAGAACCACAATTCAATCCTGCTGGATGACTGCGCCTATGTCGCGCACATCACTCAAAAGAGCCTGAGCGACATCCATCAACTCGGCTATGAGGATGTGACGGTTGATGATGTCCGCGCGGCCAGCAATGAGCGCAAGACGCAAGACGGCTACTTGCGGGACATGTTCCTTGATCGCGAGCGCATCGACGATAAGAGCCAAGACGATTCGTCAGTTCGTGGCTGGCTGACCGAAGAATACGTTCTTGTCGATTTCGACGGCGACGGCATCACGGAGCGCCGCAAGGTAACGCGCCTGGGCCGGATGATCCTCGACAACGAGGAAGTGAGCCATGTGCCGATTGCGGCATGGACGCCCTACATCCTGACGCACCAGTTCAACGGCTTGTCTGTTGCACAACTGGTGTCTGACTTCCAGCGCATCAGCACCGATATTTGGCGCGCGCAGCTCGATAACCTTGACCTGGCGAACAACCAAGAGACTGTTGTTCTGACCGACTCGCAGGGCAACCCGCAAGCCAACATTGACGATCTGTTGAATCGTCGGCCTGGCGGTGTGCTGCGTGAGAACGTGGCGGGCGCTATCAGGCCCTATGCGCAGCGCTGGCAGGGCATTGAAGCAATGCCGATGGTTGAGATGCTGAACAGCGCCAAGGAGAACCGCACCGGGTGGACGCGCTACAGCCAGGGCCTTGACGCCGATTCGCTGAACAAGACGCGCGGCGGTATGCAGATGATCATGAACGCCAGCCAGAAGCGCATGAAGCTGATGGCCCGCATCATGGCTGAGTGTCTTGTCGCGCCGATGTTCCGTGGCATCTTCAAGACGCTGCAGGACTACTGCATGGAGAAGCTGACATTCAAGCTCTCCAACAAGTTCGTAGCCTATGAGCCGCAGAACTGGCGCGACGGCTTCGATATGATGATCAATGTCGGCCTGGGGACTGGCGACGTGATCCAGCAGGCTGGCTATCTGCAGCAGATCGCGCAAGCGCAGTTCGCATTGATGGGCACCCCGATGGGCGGGCGCGTGGTGACTGAGGCTAACGTGTTCGCGGTGCAATCTCGCATCGCTGAGAACGCTGGCTTCAAGAACCCGGCCGAGTTCTGGACCGACCCGAAGCAATTGCCGCCACCTCAGCCGCCACAGGCCCCGCCTGACCCGCGCGTGATCACGAAACAGATGGAACTTCAGGCCGACGCGCAGAAGTTCCAAGCCACGCAACAGGCCGATCAAGCCAAGTTCCAAGCCGAGCTGCAATCGCAAATGCAGATTGACCAGAACCGGCAGGAGTGGGAGGCCAGGCAGAAGCAGTTGGAGCTTGAACAGCAGGCCCAGCTTGAACAACTCCGCGCGCATTACGAGATGCAGAAGGAAGCCGCACGCCTTGAGTTCGACCGATACAAGGCCGACCTTGATGCGAACGTGAAGCTGACGATTGCACAGCAGCGGGCCATCCCGCAGCCGATGCTATGACGCCCATCGAAGAACAGACCCGGGGTCAGCGCGCATCTGAGCTGCTGGATAACGAGCTTCTGCAAGAGACGCTAGACGCCATCCGCGCTGAAGTGATCAAGCAGTGGAGCGAGTGCCCTGCCCGTGATGCACAGGGCAAAGAGGCGCTTTGGCAGCTCCACAAGATGGCGGAGAAGTTCGAGAACATCCTCAAGGGCTACGTGCAAACCGGAGTCCTTGCGAGTGAGAACCTGAAGCGATACGAAGAACAGTCGAAGCTGTACCGGATGTTCAGAAGCTGAATTCGGCACGGCCGATATGCAGGCGCCCTAGAGGCGCCTTTTTTGTGCCCGAAAGGGTGATCAAGTGAGGTGTTATGGACATCGAACCGCAAAGCGGAATGTCTGATCTGTTGGCGGCGCTCGGAGACGAGCCCAAAGCCGAAGTGGTTGACGAAACCACCCCTGAACCCGACGAGGGCGAGCAGGAGCAGGCCGAAGGCGTTGAAGACGAAGCCGAACAACCGCAAGAAGAAGCGCAGCCCGATCTGATTGATCTGGACGGAAAGAAGCTGGAAATCCCCGAGGGGACGCCTCCGGAGCTTGTCAAGACAGTTCAAAAGATGGCCGCCGACCTGAAAGCGGACTACACCCGAAAGACGCAGGCCGCTGCGGATGCTGAAAAGCACATCCAAGCGACTGTGCAATCCCTCGAACATCGGCAGAAGCTGATGGGCGAGACGGCAGAAACCTGGGCAGACCTTAGGGACGCTCAGAAGCGAGTTGAACAACTCAAAGCCGTCGATTGGACTGCGCTGGCCGACCAAGACCCGGCCCAAGCAACGAGGTTGATGGTGATGAGTTGTTCAACTCGCTTCTGAGCGT